AACCTTAGTAGTTCCAGCTACGGGGGTAACAACACCAGCTACCATTTCACTAAGTTCAAGAAACGTACCAGTAGAATTAATGTTGACATTTGAATTCCCAGAAACACCACCTTCTACTAGTATAATCCTAACAATATCATTAACAGCTAAGTCAAGTACTATATCCAAAGAGGCTGTAGAAGTATTTGAACTACCTGCGTTTCTAGCGTAATGTTCAGAGGTTTGATAATCTTGACTATTACCATCTTGAGCTACTGTATTATTAACCGTTATCTTCATGATAGGGTTAGCTCTTTGAGTACCTGTACTAGCAATAGATGTACCACAATTAACTCTATATCTACCAGCTTGAGTTACCCTAATACCATTACTAGTCATAGTAAATTTATCAGTGTTACTATTTTCTGATTGAACTGTCATTGGTACCACTTGGTCAGCACTAGCATATGAAGCTGCTAACCCACCACTAACTACAGAAGTTCTCACATAATCAGCAGTACTAGAATTAACATTATCCATACCACCACCAAATACTACTATCTCACCAACTGTAGAACTAACTCTAGTCACCTTACCTATTCTTTGAACTATCGACGTTCCAGTAGGTTTAGTATTAGTTAAGTTACCAGAAGTACTTACATAAACATCACCTAATGATAATGAAGAAGTATTTAATCCAGTAGCTTTACCAAATATAATTACAGTTCCAGTAGTAGCCTGAGCTATAGAACTTGTAGCGATACCTATTGCAGGCATCGTAGAACCAGCACTATTATCTGCTAACTCTACAGTAGTTAAATCAGCACCAACATCGTAATCAGCTAACATAACAACTTGACCTTTATTTATTGTTCCAGAAGAATCCTTTTGAACCGACATAGTAACAGCGTTACCACTACCACCACCACCAGCTAAGGCATCAATAGCTTGCTTAACCCTTTGAGGTGTAAATCTTTTTACATCAGTTGAAGTACCAGCTTCTGCTTCTGCTTGAGTTGCTACAGCAACTTGATTATTATAAGCTATTTCTATTTCGGCATCGGTTTGGTCAATAGTCGCATTAGTTGCTATCGTATCTAATTTTGTACCATCAGTAGCTACATCCCTTCCGTCAAACGTACTGTTAGTTGTAATAGCACCTGTCATAGCACCGCCAGATTTAGGAAGAGCACCTGCAGCAAGAGTACCTTGTGCAGAGGTAGCATAATCAGAAGTATCAAACGCTTTTACCTGTGCCAAGTTAGTTACTTCAGAGTCCATTAACGCACCAGCAGAAGTAACATTAGCTGTGTCAGTAACATCAGCACTAGCCTCTACACCATCAAGTTTAGTCTTATCTCCATTAGCAAACGCACCTTCACTAGGCTTAACTTGAAGTGTGGAAATGGTTACTGATTTTATACCTGAAAGGTCAGTTACCTCAGAATCCATTAAAGCACCAGACGAAGTCACATTAGCGGTATCGGTAACATCAGCACTAGCCTCTATACCATCTAGCTTTGTACCATCAGTAGCAACATCTCTACCATCAAATGTACTATTAGTAGTTATAGCTCCTGTCATTGCACCACCAGATTTTGGAAGAGCATTATCAGCGGTAGTTCCTTGTGCAGAAGTGGCATAATCCGATGAGTCGAAAGCCTTTACTTGTGCCAAATTGGTTACTTCTGAATCCATTAACGCACCAGCAGAAGTAACATTAGCTGTGTCAGTAACATCAGCACTAGCCTCTACACCATCAAGTTTAGTCTTATCCCCATTAGCAAACGCACCCTCACTAGGCTTAACTTGAAGTGTAGAAATAGTTACTGATTTAATTCCAGATAAATCCGTTACTTCTGAATCCATTAAAGCACCAGCAGAGGTAACACTTGTCGTGTTAGTTATATCAGCACCAGCCTCAATACCGTCTAGCTTTGTACCATCAGTAGCTACATCTCTTCCGTCAAACGTGCTATTAGTTGTAATAGCTCCTGTCATAGCACCACCAGATTTTGGCAATGCATTTGTGGCAAGAGTACCCTGTGCAGAAGTGGCATAATCTGAAGAATCAAAAGCTTTAACCTGAGTCAAATTGGTTACTTCTGAATCCATTAAAGCACCAGCAGAGGTAACACTTGTCGTATTAGTTACATCAGCACCAGATTCTATACCGTCTAATTTTGTGCCATCGGTAGCTACATCCCTTCCGTCAAACGTACTATTAGTAGTTATAGCACCAGTCATTGCACCACCAGACTTAGGTAATGCATTATCAGCGGTAGTTCCTTGCGTAGAAGTGGCATAATCTGAAGAATCAAAAGCCTTTACTTGTGCTAAGTTAGTTATTTCAGAATCCATTAACGCACCAGCCGAAGTAACACTTGTCGTATTAGTTACATCAGCACCAGCTTCTATACCGTTTAATTTTGTTTTATCAGCTGCCGATGACAAACCTGCTTCTGAAGTTGTTACAGAGGGTACTGTAGCATTTGTTCCATCTGAACTTACAATATCTAATGTTGTTGTAGTTTTACTTGCTATACTTAAATTTGTAACGCTACTGGTTATTCCAGTTACACTAACTGAATTATTATCATTTCTATTAAGTATTATTGTAGTTCCAGAATACGTACCACCAGTTACAAACGTATTTGAACTAGACGGTATACCTACATCAATAACATTTACATTACCAACCGTTGTTACAGTTGTATTTGTTCCACCAGAAAGTGTTCTTAAATTAAAATCTGTACCTGTTTTATTTAAGAATATACTACCAGAACCAGAACCAACATTATTAACACCTTCAACCTTTGTTGATAAAGCAGTCGCTGTATCACCAGTGTATGTATTAAATGATGTAACATTAACTTTCTCTGATAAAGATGTTTCTGTATTAGCAGTATACACATTAAATGACGCATTACTAAGCTTAGTACCTATTAAGGTCGCTGTATCACCAGTGTATGTGTTAAATGACGTATTACTAACTTTAGTACCTATTAAGGTCTCTGTATTAGCAGTATACACATTAAATGACGCATTACTAACTTTAGTACCTATTAAGGTCTCTGTATTAGCAGTATACACATTAAATGACGCATTACTAACTTTAGTGCCTATTAAGGTCGCTGTATCACCAGTGTATGTGTTAAATGATGTATTACTAACTTTAGTGTCTATTAATGTTTCTGTGTTACCAGTGTATGTGTTAAATAATGTCACATTAGTTTTACCACTAAGTAACGGAAGTAAACTAACACTGTATACATTTGACCCACCTATATTTCTATCAAATGAAATGCTATTACCACTAAGGCTAGCAGCACTTGTATATGTATCAGTCATACCAGAAGTAAATCCAGATACATTAAATGTCCCACCTGAGTTATTTTCGAATGTCACAACACCCGTATTAATATCATAAGTACCACCAGTAACTACCATATCAGAAGATAGAATACCTAAGTCTATAGGTGCTGTTGAAAATCCGTCATTTCTGACTACAGTAACTTGATAATTACCAGGATTAAACGTCATACCAGTGACAAATGTATTTGCACTAGAAGCACCGATTATTGACGCCACATCCCTATACTTCAAACTACCATCAGAAGAATCCCTTGAAATAATTTGAGTAAGTGAATCATCTTTAGTTGGTTCTGCAAGTAATGCTATATTTGTTGAAAAAATAGTTTCACCACTAACACGTAATTCATCATGTATTGTTACAGGTGAACATCCATATATATTTGTTACATATAAATCTGTTATACAATTACCAGACCCACCAGAAAATACTATATCACTAATATCTAACGGAAGATTAACCCCGTCATTTCTTTCTATTGATAATATATTACCACCTCTAGTAAATCCAGACACGAATGTATTAGCAGTATCAAGTGATGATAAATTAACAGTATAAGCTGAAAGAGCACCTTCTCTATTAAAATAAATAATATTATCGATAAGTGTAGCACCAGTAGTATAGTAATCAGTTATACCACTTATTTCAAAACTGTCACCATCATTTCTTGTTATAGTTATTGTATCTGTAATATCGTTATATGTACCACCAGTTGAAAATGTATCATTAACATCAATAGTTGAAAGGTCTACAGTAAATGCGGACAATTGGTCATTTCTATCAAAAGTAATAAGATTTGTATTATTATTATAAGTTCCACCAGTTGTAAAGAAATTAGTTATACCTGTAATAACTACATTAGCTCCGTCATTCCTAACAAGACTCAATGAATCCCCAACATCACTAAACGTTCCTCCTGTAACGAATGTGTCTGTTTGTGAAAATATATCTAATAAACTGGTCCCACCAGAAAAATAAGAACCTTCAATAGTTGTTGCGGTAAACCCATTAACTCCATCAATATTACTATTAAAAGTTACATACCCAGTTCCTAGTTGAATACTAGTATCACCACTACAACTTTCAAGTACATTACTATAAACAGTAGTACATGCTGATATTGTTGGAGTACCTGCAGTTAGCTCAAGAGGTTCAATAATGAACGTTTTATTTACATTTTTATTACTATCACAATTAGCCATTATCTAAATATTATTTTAAATTATATTACCTATTATCGTAAACTTAGCTGAAGTTCCAAAAACTCTAGTCACCTTTATAAAAATAACGTCACCAATATTCACGACAAAGGGGTTATCAACTTCCAATCCGTTTAACACTTCAACACCGTTAACAGATATTAATATATTAGACATACCCTCAGAATTTGTTATAGTAGTATATTTTGAAGTATATTCAGCTACATAACTAAAATCAGAATTAGATTGAGGTTTAAATATTACATTATAACTAAATGTACCATTATTTTCATTTACAGCACTAGTTACCCTAGGTGTTATTGGAGTTTCTAATACTTCAGTCATAACTAAAGCTCTATTTATTGCTGGAACAACAGTAAAATCATCCTCATCAATAATAAACCCTTCTAATACAATTTCAAATGGTTGAACATAAAACCTTCTATTTTCAAAATCATCGATATTACTTTCATCTCCAACATTATTTAATAATAAAGGCATTGGATGACCTTTAACTCTAATATAATATTGTATAGAATTAAAAGCCTTTAATACTTTAACATTAAACTTATTTAAATCTCTCATTTTATTTGAAAAGATTCTAACTTCATAAGTTATATCAACAGATGTTGGCTGAGGAACCTTATACACATCAATACCTTTTCTACCACCTTCAAACGTTGGAACTTTATAGTATGTCCAACAATTCCTACCTGGTATATTATACAAACCAGATTGGTTATTACCAACCTGTGGATTTGGTTGTCTAACTATTGTAATAAAAGGCATTTTAATATTTTTATATTTATCAGAATGTTGCCAAGTTTTACTAAATTCTGACCACCTCTGAAGTGTTAAAAACATAACTTGAACTTTCTCACCATCAACCGTAAGGGTTAAATCTTTATCCACAAACTCTATGAATGATTTATCCATATCTTCATACATAACTCCTCTAGGTAAAAAGGTCCCACCCTTACTGAAATCATCAATAAGTTGCTCTCTTCTAGCTAAACCAGTTTTAGGTCTTACTATTCTTATATTATTTCTAAATCCTTTAGGTAATGCCATATAATTATAATCCTCTAAATTCTTGCTCATCAACAGGGGCACACTTAACAGTTCTGTAAGCACCCTTGTATCCCATTATTGTATGTTTATTATCGTAGTTTTTAACACCATCATTTGTTACTGAAAAATATCTAACTTCAGTTTCACTAACTGGATAACCTATATAATCACCATAACTTAACTCAGCGTCAAGCTCAGCTAATTGAGAAGTGTATATCCCAAATGTTAAATTACCATCCTGTAAATACCTAAGACTACCAGCACCATTATTATATGCTTTATTCTCAGCCTCATCAAGAGTAGGTATTACTTTTAACTCTACTGGTGGGAAAAATTTAACACCATCTTTAGGTGCCTCACCATATAAATCATCAGAAGCGGTATTTTCTCTATCAACCCTATATAGTATAACGGTAAAATTACCGTCACCCTCAATAGCCTCCCTACCCATTGATATATCCAAATCAAAGTCTTCGTTAGAAAAAAACTTGTTTACTCGGTTTATGGGTATTTTTCTTGGTGTTGACATATCTTTTTAGATAAATATTTGAAAATAAGTAATAATTGTAAAACACTTGATTTTTTATTAAAAATTACCTATATTAATACTATAAAGCTTTTAATAATTTAAAGGATGGATTTAAGTGATATGAACAGCGTAAACGCAATTTTAATACTAAGAGAGTATGGTGGAAAAAACCCTTATATTAAAAATTTAAAAAATAAATTAGAAAAAAATAGTAAAATAAACTTGACTAATAATCAAGCCAGTTACATTGTTAATAACCATAAATTTAAACCTAAATTAATTAACAAAATTGTAAATATAACTGAATACCTAGGTGATGAATTAAAAAAATCTGAAAACCTAACATTTGTACCAGAAAAAATATTAATAGATTACCTATTAGCTGACAATGAAAAAACGTATCATATATTTGGTAAAGTAAAAAGAAATCAAAAAAATAGTCAAATGTACTTTATACCAAAATCACAACTACTTGATGATTTCTTATTTGAAGAAAAAGAGGTTGATGTTGATTTTGAAAGCTATGAAAGCATGGATACAATGGTACTAACTGACGGAACCGTAGGTAGAAAGCTATACGACATACAAAAAACTGGAATTAAATTTTTATTATCTAGAGACGGATGCTTATTAGCTGACGACATGGGTGCTGGAAAGACTATACAGTCGGTCATATCAGCACTGGAATCTGGAGCTAAAAAAATATTAATAGTTTGCCCAACCGCTGTAAAAATAAACTGGCAAAGAGAAATAAGTTATTTCGGATGTGATGATTCAACAATTATATCTGGTAAAAAATGGGATAGTCAAGCTAAATTTACAATTATTAACTTTGATATTCTTAAAAACTTTCACATGGTTCCAGGTGATAAAATAAAAGAAGAAGACATTTGTTGGGATAATCAACATCTAGTTAGTGCTGATTTTGATTTAATTATTATTGACGAAGCTCATAAATTAAAAAATCATAAGAGTAATCGTGGTAGTATAATGAAAGATGTGTGTACCAACTATGGTAAAAAGAAAGTCTGGTTATTAAGTGGCACACCAGTCGCTAATAGACCTATGGACTACTATAATCTTTTAAAATTAATCGGCTCTCCTATAGCTGACAATTGGAAACACTACGTATTAAGGTATTGCGACGGTAAACAAATAACCACAACCCTAAAAAACGGATATAGAAAGAAAGTATGGCTCACTAACGGAGCTACAAACCTAGAAGAATTAGCCCTTAAGACAAAAAACGTATACCTAAGAAGACTTAAGTCAGAAATTGGTGATATGCCAGAAAAAACTATTATACCAGCCCACCGTAAACTAACTACTAAACAATGGGGTGAGTATGAAGACCTTTGGGAAGAATATCTTATCGAAAGAAAAAGAAAGAAAAAAAGTGGTGAACCAGAAAGAGCACTTGTTGAATTAGGGCTTCTTAGAAAGTACATCGCAATGCAATCCATACCTCACACTATTGAACTAGTAGAAGATATGATAGAACAAGGTAATAAGGCTATAATCTTTACCAATTACACTGAAGAACTACAAGCACTTGTAAGTCACTTTGGTAATAGATGCGTTTTTCATTTTGGTGAAATGAATGATAAAGCTAAACAAAAGTCTATAGATAAGTTTCAAACAAATGATAAAGTAGAGGTATTTATTGGTAACATTATGTCAGCTGGTGTTGGTATTACTTTAACCAAAGCAACTTACGTTGTATTTAACTCTTTTGATTGGGTTCCAGGAAATAACGAACAAGCCGAAGATAGAGCTTATAGATTAGGTCAAAAAAACAATGTAACTGTATACTATCAATTGTTTGAAGATACTGTATCTATGACCATGTGGCAAACACTTCATAGAAAGAAAAAAATTATAGATATTATAATGGGTGAACAAGAAATTAATGAAGAAGCCGCAATTGAATTAATGTTAGAAGAAATAATAAACGATTATGAAAAGAGTTAGACTATACGGATATGATGAATGCCCCTACTGCCAAGAATTAAAAAAATTATACGAAAATAGTGATATAGAATTTACGTATATCGATATTCAAGATACTAAAAACAAAGAAGAAGTTGAAAAAATTATGAAAATAGGTAAAACTGATAGTGTACCTATAGTTCTAGTTAATAAAACTATTCTATCACCAGAAAACAGCTTTAAAACAATAAACGAAGCCTTTCAACTAACAAATAAATTTCTTAATGACTAAGATTACTATTTTCTCAGATATTTATTAATAAATAGATATTATGAGTATTAATAACGAAGACAAAACTAGAATCTACGAACAACTAAGAGTTTCTCTAGGTGCCCCATTAAGGCAAATAGAATTAACTGACGATATGTTGTGTACGCTTCTAGGTATAGCAATAGAAGATTATTCACAATACGTTGGAGAATGGCTTATAGAACATCAGTGGCAATCATTACTAGGTAAGAGTGTTGATACAACAGACATGGCTTTCGCACTAAGTGTTAGAGATTTTGACTTTATGACACAATACACATACGCCTATTCTAAACAAGTTGGTTTACAAGCTAGAGGTCCATGGGAACTTAAAAAAGACTACATAGACTTAGAAGCTGGTAGACAAAACTACGTAATACCAGCAGGTAGAGAAATAAATGAAGTTCTTTGGATTACACCACCAACTACAAACATGGCTCTTTTTGCAAATTACGGAGGTATAGACTACGGATTTGCTGGAGGTTTTGGACAAATGGGTAGTAGCGGTGGAGGAGGTTACGGTCTAGGTGGTAATGGTGGATACTATATATCACCAGCTTACGATATATTACTTACTGCGTCAGATTTAAATTTAAAAAATAGAATATTAAGAAGTGAATTAGTGTATAAAATAACAGCTGGTCCAGACGGAACAAGAATTCTACACTTATTAAGTGTGCCAGGCTCTAAATTAAGCTTTGGACATGGTATAGGTGGGGCTGGAAGTTCGGTAGGGTTAAATGGTTGCCAAGTATGGTACCATTATTACGATACAACTAGCGATAATATAGAAGATTGTAGAAATGAAAATTCAGATATAATAAAATTACCAAATGAAATTCCATTAGCTAAATTAGACTTCTCTAAATTTAACGAACCTACTAAAGTATTAATAAGACAATTATTTGTAGCTGAATCTAAAAGAGCTTTGGGTAGAACTAGAGGTAAATTTGGAGGTATTGTAGGTCCACCTGAAGCAGAAAGAACCATGGACTTTGACTCACTACTTTCAGAAGGTAATGAAGAAAGAAAAGCAATACTTGAACGTTTAGACACTAGACTAGAAAGGCTGTCAACATCAAAACAAATTGAAAGAGCAGCTACTGAATCTGAAAACTTAAATAAACATTTAAAATATAGACCATTAGGGTTTTACCTAAAATAACAAAGGGAG